ACGCCCCCACCAACAAACATAACCATATTTTCAGTATCAATGGCCGAAAGCGGAGCCTGTATACCTTCATCTAAAAAAAGACCTGTTCTCTGGAAGGGAAAGTCTGCCCCCCCGATATTATTAAACGCCTCTAATGTATTCTCTCCGCCAATAAACAACTGGTTTTTATAGACCATTGGAACAACAATAGCGTCAGGTGATGATTCGGCAGAGCCAAAGTCCAGAGCGTTATAATTAAGGCCATCGTTGACGGCAGAGACTATGAACTTATTTGCGTCAGTTGTGCAGACAAAGAATCCGTCCAGAAAAACAACATACTGCGGATTACCGTTGGCAGTAAAGTCTGTGTCTGAAATCTTGGTCAGTGTATCCGGGTCTTTGGTAAAGATGTGACCATCCCCGCCCGGCACTAGAATCATTAACTGAGTATCATTGGCAGCCATTGTAACCCTTCCGCTGCCCAGTATCGTACCCAAATTAGTCGTTGTCTCGTCTGCGTTTAATCGGAAAAGTGAAGCCCCGTTTACAAAGTAAGCGTTGCCCTTAAACAAATGACTTCCACGGTTAATGTCTAATACTGACGGGCCTGTGGTTGCAGCCTGATATATTCCGGGCGTACCCAGCAGAGCCTCTTGGTTTAGTGCAGGCTCATCCGGGACATGCCTGAAAACATTCACACACTGCTGCGCGGAGATAGGCAGAGAGTTAGACATATAGAAGCCGTTAGCAAATGGCAGCGATACAGGCTCCATTAGCCAAGCCTCACAACAGCGTCCGACAAGGTAATGTTTACAGTTGTTTCAGCATTAGCCACAACAACATCCAGAAACTCTCCAGACTCCAATGTGATAGTTCCAGCCAGAGTAACCGATACAGGAGTGACGTTAATTGGCGTAGTAACGTAAATATCCATCCAGCCGTTTTTTGAAAAGCCCACAAGACCTGTCAGAATTTCGCTAGGAGATGACAGTGTGAACTGAGCATTAACTGGTACGCGAACCCTTGGGCCAGTGTTTCTAATGCGGCCACTAACGTCAACTTCTAGGCCAGAAAACCTTAGCGTTTGCCATATTCCTTGAGCCTTCTCTGCTCCAGCCGCAACAGAAATTTCAGTCTCTCGTCTATTGGCAGACATGGAGATCGTAGCAAAGGGCGATGAATTATAATAATGGCTAAACCCGCTTCCATACCAGCCCTCGCTGCCTGACCCTCTAGGCAATGTGTTGGGGTATCGTGTTACACCGCTTCTGATGGCCTCTCTGCGGATAGCTCGCATACCTTCCTTGGCCTGCTTAAACAATGCCGGGGAAACAGTGCTGCCAAACTGTGAAGATAGCTCTATGGCAAGACTGGCAATAATCCCTCGAATAGCACCGTCGGATACAGTCACAATGTCGGAAATATTACAGACCCGGCGATAACCTAGTCTTATTCCTTGACCCTCCAGAGAAGCCATGTAATCGTTTAAAGCATCAAGCGCGTCCTCATACTCGTCAGATTCCCAAGCAGAATCAGCACCCTGCACCATTGTCAAAAGGAGTGCTTTGTTAATTACATAGCCTGCGGTTCTCAAGCCAAAACAGGCTGAAGGCTGCACCGTGATCGGAGTTGACGGAGGCAAAGGCCCAACTGATCCAGCAGAGGCGGTTGCTATTGAGGCAGTAGGTGATGCAGCAGTTGTCATTGTTTAAATCCCGCTTATATCGTTGTAAACAAATGTCAGCCTGTGCTTTTGAGTCCCTCTTCCTATCTGACCTGTTACCGTAAGCTGCACCCCAGTTGCTGTTACCCCACCAGTTTCAATAGATAGCATGGGAGGGCTTACAGGGTCATGCGCCCCCCCTGCGGGGTTGTGTCCAAACGGGAGGCCCAGTGTCGCTGATACAAGAATTCCAAAAATAGGGATTACATTCAAAGTCCATTGCGCGAATATTGCATCATCAGCACCCAATGATTCAAGGGTGGCAATCCCTGAATAACGTGATGAAGAGGAGGGAGCCATTTCAAAAGTACCAATAACAATAGAATCTGTGGCTGAAGCAGTTGCCACTGTCGTTCCCGTCCAGACCTTTACTCTATTAAAAGTAGGGTGTCCTCTTGTTAGAACAGGGCTTGCTGGGCTAATTTCACCCAGTGCAATTTTTGCTCCTATCTCTCCTTGAAGATTAGAGCCTATGCCTGAGAAATGCACTTCTTCCGCGCCAGCACCCACTGGAATACCTACTGAGCTTACATATTCAAAAAAGTTTCCGCCTGTTTCAACAAGTGCGCTAACGCCATTCCATCTCCACGGTGCGTTTGGCTGAGATGTTGGCCCCCAGTTCGCAGTGTCACTAACGTCATAAACAAACACTCTGGTATGGTTTTCTGCAAACCAATTAGTGCTGGCGTTTTTCATGTAACTCAGCCAGTTATCCGCCCATGTATCTCCACCTAGAGTGGGGCTAGTGGGGAACAAAGCGAGCAAAGCACCAGCGTCGGATTCGCCTTGCATAATATTAAGAATGTCAGGCTTGTCTATGCTCCAAGTAGTCAACTCAGTAGTAGCAAGAACAGCCGTCATTGCGTCTTTTAATGTTGTATATGTAGCTTGACCAGCAGGTTGTACGGCTGGGTTCCAGTAAGCAGAAGGCGCACCGTCCCTGCCAACCTGTAGAACATATACTGTTCGTCCCGATCTTTGGGCAATAAAGTTAGCCATTGAAATATGGATGTTTCCAAATTGGCCTTCTTTGTATCCAATGTAATCTGCGGCAGCGGAATAGTCAGCTTTGACAGTTGCGGTTTCTGTATTTGGTGTTCTCCAAGTTTGTGCGCCTCCAGACCCATCAGAAGCCCAGTCTTTAACATTTGTATTCGTTGTAACAGATACGTTAGGGCCACGGCCAGTGCTATTGCTTTGCCCAGTGCCAACAATAAAAATAGGTCTTCCAGCAGGAAACTGTGCCAACCAGCCGTCAATATTTTGGGCAGTAACGCTTCCACCGACAGTAACGCTTCCACCGACAGTAACGCTGTCATTAAACGTGTTAACGGCTGTCCATGTATTGGCTAAAGAAAGAAGTGCTGTCCCGCTTTCGCTTTCAATTGTTTCCTTGTCAGAAACCAGAGCCACAAATTTTTGGCCCGGAGCAAAGTCTACCCTTGCATTAGCATTGCTGGATGTAAATATGGTTGTTCGAGATATGGAGTTAGTGGCTAAAGTGTATATCCCTTTCCCTGTCTCGTACCCGGCAGTAGTACCGTCAGAGAATTTAGCCTTGTAAGCATACTCAACGCCATCAACTGCGCTACCAGAAAAAGCTCTGTACTGAGAAGAATTCTCGCTTATAACGAAATCAAGAAGCCCCTCTGTAACTGTAAACCCTGCAACATTGTCAATTAGTACGGACATTATTTTCTAGTTCCTTTCTATGCAGAGGTTATTGTTTGCCATGCCGATCCAGTGTGAACACATAGCTTAGAAAGCGTTGTATCAAAAACCACTGTTCCGGCTGATGCGCTAATGGCATTTTTTTGTGTTGTTGTCATATTAGGAAATCGCAAGCCCTTGGTTGTGCTTTGTACGTCCAGTATAGCTGTTGCTGCTGGAGTAGCTGTGCCAATGCCCACGCTCGCCAAGCTAACAAGTGTCCCGCCAACAACAGTGACAACACTTGCAGCAAAAGTGAACGCGCTTATTATGTTTCGCTCTGCTGCCGTTAGTATCTTGTTGCTTGTGCTTTCAACTTTTCCAGCCATGCTGTTAATAGTTTCTTTGTTGGAAACAAGTGCTATAAATTTCTGCCCGGCGGCAAAATCTACTTTTGCTCCAGAGTTGCTAGAGGTGAAGATGGTTGTTCTGGCTATCGAGCTAGTGGCAGAGCTATACACGCCCTTCCCGGACTCATATCCAGCAGTAACCCCATCGGAAAATTTCGCTTTATACGCATACTCAACACCGTCAACTGCATTGCTAACAATAGAATCATACATCCCAGAGTTGCCGCTAATAACAAAATCAAGAAGCCCTTCAGTAAGGGTAAAGCCTGCTGTGTTATCAATTAGAGTTGACACTATTACTTAGTCCCTTTTTTGGGAACCGCTTTAGGCTTTTTAGCAGCCTTCATTTGTTCAGAAGTCTTCCAGCCAAGTTTCTCGGCGGCAGATACAGAAGAGGGAGCGACTTGTAGCTTAGTGCCGTCTTGTCGAATGTATTCAATAAGATCAGACATAGAATTATCCTTTTTGCTTGTAAAAATGGGCGACATACTAGCAGTAAGCCGCCCACCTAATTGACTCCAAAAGTACAATGTAAACGTCTTAGTTTACGGAGTACCGAAGCCCTGACCGGCCATGAAAGGATTCATTGCGCCGTAAGCAGGACGGAAGTCAATCCGTACCTTTTGCTTGTTCGCCAAGAAGTCAGAACCCATAGAGACACGCAGCATAAGATTGTCTTTGGTCTGTGCCAAAGTATCAGTGCTGTAGAGCTTCTTAATGGGAACAGAACCTACGGAGAAGGCTTGCTTATGCCAGAACAGGTTAGGCTGGATAATCTTACTAGCCGCGCCTGTGAGAGTTACAACAGCGCCGTTAGCCAGTGCAGTATCAACTGTATTGTACTGTCCGTTAGCCTCTTGGATAGCAGGGCCGGTAACTGTTAAGTTTCCTGCGCCTGAACTGTCTAGGGTTACGGGAGTTGTTACAGTTGCGCTCCACAGTACCTGTGCGCCAGTGCTGTCAATAACAGGCTGTCGGGTAGACAGGTTGAGGCGGTGAGAGCCTGCAACTGTTACCGTAGTTCCTGCTGGGATTACAATGTTGGCTTGCAAAGCTGTTACAGCTAATACCTGCGTCATTGTGTCCTTAGCGGCTACATAGCCCGGAGTGGGTGCAGCAGTTAAAGTACCTGTACGATCAGCAAAAGCACCAGTGTTGTAGCTTGCCAGTGATGTTGCAGACAATACACGCATACCAGCAAAGTTCTCTTTGATAAGAGCCTTGTCGTTAGCGTATTTGACTTCAGGATTAACGCCAAGAGATCGTTGCTCAGAAGCCAAAGCTACCTGAGTGAACGGGTTCATTGCGTAGCACCACATATCGTCTTTGGGGCAACCATTAGCTTCCATAGTCGCGCCAGCACCAGCAACATCAGACCAGTTAGCAACCGCAGTACCGGCTGTTCCGTAGCTCAGTGCGCTGTTCTTCATCATAAACTTAGCAAAGTCTAATTCAAAGTCAGTCACCAGACGATTCATCATAGGAATGTTTACAAGCTCATTCTTCTGATACATTTTGACTGCTTCATCAGCTTCATCATAATCAACGAATACAGTGAAATAGTCTTGGATAACGCCTGATGCCTTGCCTGTGATAATACTTGAAGCTGTGGAGGAAGTAATGTCTCCTTGTCCAGTACGAACACTTACATAGTCAGTAGGGCGCTTGAAGTCAACAGTATCTCCGGTGTCAGCCTTAGAGAACTTGCCTTCCAGCAATTGTGTGTCAACATTTTTTGAGAGTACGCGGTTAGTCTCGAATCCCTTCAGGATGATGGGAGCGAGTTGCCGCGTAAAGTTCGATGCAAAATCATTAGCCATTGGAATAATCCCCTTATAATAGGCAAGAAAGTTTAGTGCTACAACTTCCGGGCGCTGTCATCCGGTGAATTAACCAGCAAACCTTGTTACGGACAAGTGACCGTTGGGTTGTCAGTGCCGTTGTCTGACGATATTCCGGCGATCCGGGCTAATTGAATACCCCGTGACCAATTGTAAACACAACAGGTCACGGTAGTCAACTAGGAATATGTTCCCCATTTGTCATCGCCATCAGGCTCACCCAAACCAACGCCTTCAGGGTTCTCAAGTGGAGCCGGGCCTGCTGACTTCTTGCGTCTGCCTGAGATAGCCTTGCTCTTGATATTGTGCATAAGCTCGCCAGCTTGCATTGCCCCGGCTGATGCCAACTTTGTAAGTTCTTCAGGGTTTTTATACAGGTATTCTGTCAACAAAGGGCCATGCTCGTCTGCAAGAATGTACTCCAGCAAATCATTTGGCTGATTGGGGTCAGAATAGGCAGATATGGCTGCTGCTACTGCCGGGCCTGCTTTAGCCATTACAGCCTTTTCAATGCCTAGTTTGGTGACTTTTTCAGCATAATCGCTAACAGTTTTCTGCTGCCGTTCTCTTATCTTCTGGTCATTCTCCCACATGCTCTGCTCATACTGACGCTGCTGAAAGCCCATTTCTGCATCGTAGGAGGCTTGATTACGCAGAGCTTGAGCGTATTGGCCCATCTTCTGCTCGTAATCGTCATCTAGGTAGTTAGGCTCTGGCGGGACTTGTGGGCGTTGCGGCTGGTCATACCGCGCCAGTTTCTCCTCTGCTTGCTGGAGTCTTTGTTGTAGTTGCTCTGCTTCTGCGCGAGCCTCTGCTGTCTTGGCGGTTTTCTTCCTCAAAGACTCATCATAGACTTCCTGCTGCTCTGGCGAGAACTCCACTCTTGGTTTTTTGGCAACCTCTGCCTCTTTCTCCTCGGTAGCCTCAGTCTCAACCTCAGTCTCAGTGGTTAAGGTATCCTCTACCTCGACCTCTGGCTCACTGTCAGTGCCTTCAATAAATACATCGTTGTCGGTGTCGCTCATTATTACATCCTTATTTCGCGGAGACAGGCCGCGAGCCTTGGCCGGGATCGGCCTAAAATGGTGCGCCTACTAACATTCCACCATAGGTTAAAGCGCCAAAAGCTGGAGCTAGTGGCCGAGTAGCATCGTACTGATCC